AGTGCCTATCACATCTATCTAAGAGGAGAAGTTCTCTTTAAAGACTTAGATGATTATGAGTTTAAAATCATATGGGGTAGGTTATATCATTCGTATTATAAGGATGAAATAGAGTATGAAGAGATAGTATATACAGAAGATCAAACAAGAGATTTATTACAAGATGCCAGCTATTGAAAAGGTGATTCCACCTACTACAGAATTATACGAAGAGATTCCTAATTTTTTAGATCAAGAATACTTTGATCATCTATATGGAATTATTAATCAAGGAAAGTCACAATTTTATTGGAACTTTCAAGAAGAGGTTGCATATAAAGGAGATGTATCATCTGATAGTAAAGATGCTTTTTACTTTATACATCCAGTTTTTGGTGATCTTGGTCCACAGAGTGCTTTTCATAATGAGTTACAACCATTATATGAACAGTTAGGTGTCAGAGCATTATTAAGAACAAGAGTGATAATGTATGTAAATCAAGGAAGGTTTATGGTACACAGTCCTCATATAGATTATACTTTCCCACATAGTGCTGCTTTGTTGTATATGAATACTTGTAATGGGTATACGTTAATGGCAGACGAGCACGTAAACATTCTAGCAAGTCAGAATGTTGTTGATTCTACAGCACATAAATCTCCAACAAGTTTAGAGTTTAAACGTGAAGATAATGGTGAAGAACCTTTTCAGGATCAGAACAAGTCGATGAGTATTGCGAATAAGATGACAATTCACGATGGTTCTCGTCCACATTCTAGTACAACAACTACTGATCAAAAGAAACGTATACTAATTGCAATTAATTATTTTTAATGGAAAATACTGAACAACGGGGTGAGATACTGCCCCTTTTCTCTGCGGCTCCTGCGATGGGGTTTAGTTATGGTGGAGATCTAGAGCCGATGGTAGAGTATATTAAGACTTTAGAATACCAACAAGAAATTAATGGTAATGCAAAGACTGTAGATCGTTATGTACATAAGCTTGATGGCCTTAAGCACCTCGAAAAGTTTTTCTTAGATTCTGTTCACGAGTATGCAAGAGTAGTTTGTCTAACGGAACACGAAGCAACACTACAGCAATCTTGGGTAAATGTAAATTGCCCTGGTGTTGAGCAACCATCACACTGGCATAGTAATAGTTGGTTAAGTGGCGTTTTTTACCTCGAATCTGATTCGCAGTCTGGTTCTCCACTTACTTTTCATAATTATATGAAGAATTTTGCGTATCACTTCTCGTCTCCCTCGGATAAGTTTGACAAAGAGAAGAATCGATTTTATAAAGATGAGAGTGTGCCTGATACCTATAACCCTTATACTTCAAGTAGTTGTGATATAGCATCGATTCCTGGTAACTTAATCATATTCTCAAGTTTACAACCTCATAGTGTTGCTGTAAATGAGACGAAGCAAAATCGAATTAGTATATCGTTTAATACCTTTCCTAAAGTACCTTTTGGTAATGATACTCAACTGAATCGTGTTGATCCATTTTATGAATCTACGGACTGAACCTTTTCCTTATGTGATAATTGATGATTTGTATAATGAATACGAATTATCAAAGATATGTACAGAACTTACTTTCTTATCTGATAAGTTAAAAGGTCCTGAGGAAAGTGGTAGTGCGATGGATGAGAATAAGAATTATACAAAACAAAATAAAGGTATCTACTTAGATCAAGTAATTGAAGAGGTAGGTTTCTCAAATATAGATTACTTGAATAAAAAAGTATATCCTTATCTTAAAGATGTAGATAATTGGTATTATCATAATCTAAGAGTGAATACATGGAATACTTTAATTTCTTATTATGAGGATGGTGATCATTATAAGTCTCATTTTGATAGTACTATATTAACAATATTAACGTGGTTTTATGTAGAACCAAAGAGATTTACTGGTGGTGATCTATATTTTAATGATTATGATATTACAATTGAATGTAAGCATAATAGGTGCGTTATTTTTCCTGGTCATATAGGACATTCCGTTCCAAATGTAGAATTAAATGAAAAAGGTTATGGTAGATGGTGTATGTCTCAGTTTGGTACATTTGATGAAAACCGACCATCTCTTTTTTGATTGACGTTATAAGTATATTGAGGTATAATAATCAATGTAATTACATAACATTATGGGAAAAGGATTTACGGTTAAAGCGAAATCTCCCGTTGTCAAAAAAGAACCTGAATGGGATTTTGATAAGGCAAAGGAGATGGTCAAAGGTAAAACAGTTGTATTCTGTTTACCAGGAAGAGGAGTATCATATGCATTTTTGAAGAGTTTTGTACAACTATGCTTCGATCTTGTACAAAGTGGAGCAAGTATCCAAATCTCTCAGGATTATTCATCGATGGTCAACTTTGCACGTTGTAAGTGCTTAGGTGCAAATGTTCTACGTGGACCTGATCAGTTACCTTGGGATGGTCAGTTGAAGTATGATTATCAACTATGGATTGATAGTGATATTGTATTCAATACAGAGAAGTTCTGGCAATTGATTCTAATGGATCAGGATATTGCTGCTGGTTGGTATTGTACAGAAGATGGTAAAACCACTTCAGTTGCACACTGGATGGAGGAAGATGATTTCCGTTCAAATGGTGGTGTAATGAATCACGAAACAATCGAAAGCATCTCGAAAAGAAAGAAACCATTTACAGTTGATTATACTGGTTTTGGTTGGACACTTATTAAAAATGGTGTATTTGAGCACGAAGAAATGAAGTATCCTTGGTTTGCTCCAAAAATGCAAGTTTTTGAATCAGGAGAAGTTCAGGATATGTGTGGAGAAGACGTTTCATTCTGCTTAGATGCAAAAGAAGCAGGTTTTGAAATATGGTGTGATCCTCGTATCAGAGTTGGTCATGAAAAACAAAGAGTTATATAGTATTTTTGAGGGTGATAAACTTCTTTATGAAGATCTCACCCAAGATGAATACTTTAATGCTATGGAGGATCTTGCATACGAATGGTATGATAATGGTTCTCACAACCCACAAAACTTAAGAACTGAAATTAGAGCAATTTAATTATGGCAATCAAAAAAGGACTTGGTGGTAACGTTTTCGTAGAAGCAATACCCAAAAAGAGTCGTCAAGGGCAGGGTAAGCATACAAAATATGCTGCTACTTCTCGTAATAAAGCAAAAAAGAGATCTAGAGGACAAGGAAGATGAATGATGATGGACCTAAGGTATTAGGTGTTACTCATCATGATAATTTCATCACAGAAATAACATTTGACCCAGAACGATTAGGACTGGGTCAACTTATTGACTATTTTGAGTTTCTTAATAATTCCAAGTTGCAGACTCCTAGAAATAGTATAAGAACAAAAGATACTCAAATTTTTATTAATGAAATATGTGGTATGCCTCATCCTTCAATAGATGAATATACTTCACAAAGTAGTTCTGCTGTATATCAAAAATGGAACTATCTTTCAAATATTGCATTCGGTATTTACTTTGATAAGTACGAATCTCTTAAAATACGTAATTTAGAGCATAAATTCTGCAAATTACAGCGTACAAGACCCTCTGAAGGGTTTCATGATTGGCATTCTGATCAACTAGGTGGTCAACCTTTTAGGCAAATAGTCAGTCTTTTGTACTTAAATGATAATTTCGAGGGTGGAGAGACTGAATTTTTACATCAATCGGTGAGAATTAAGCCCCAAGTAGGAAAATATGTGTTATTTCCTGCTTTTTGGACGCATTTACACCGAGGAAATCCACCAATAGGCGGTGATAAGTATATAATAACAGGATGGTTAGAGGAATATCCCACAGGAGGTTCCGTATAAAAAGGAAATCGGAAGAATAGGTATAAATAAAGGGAGATAATACTAAATATACCATTTAGATGGCACAGGTACGTACCTCTCAAGCATTTAAAGATATAAGTCTTTCATTTTCGCCACATCCAGTGACGAAAGATTTGCCTGTCTTAAAGAATGAACGTGCAATAGTTAGATCTGTGCGTAATTTAGTTGAAACAATCCCTACAGAAAGGTTCTTTAATTCGGATCTTGGAACAGATATTAGAGCAAGTCTCTTTGAAAACTTCTATCCAACCATCAGAATGGTAATAGAGGATCAGATTGTAGAAACTATTGGGCAATATGAACCAAGAGTTAATGAATTGGAAGTTGAAGTAGAACCATACTTTGATCAAAACGCCTTTAATGTCACTATATTTTTTGATATTGTTGGATTATCTGTTCCAACACAATCATTTTCATTCCTTTTAGAACCAACGAGATAATATGCCTTTTACTCAATTTACAAGTTTAGATTTTGATCAAATAAAAGCACAGATAAAGGATTATCTTCGTGCTAATACTGATTTTAGTGATTTTGACTTTGAAGGTTCTAACTTTTCAGTACTTATTGATACTTTAGCATATAATACTTACATTAATTCATTTAATGCGAATCTAATTGCAAACGAATCATTTTTAGATTCTGCACAAATAAGAGAAAATGTCGTTTCTCTTGCAAGAAATATTGGTTATATACCCCGTTCAAGATCTGCTGCAACAGCATCAATTTACTTCGATGTACCAACTGATTCAACTGAGCCTATACTGTACTTAAAACCAGGTTTAGTGTGCGTAGGATCTGCAAATAACACTACATATAGGTTTTCAATCACTCAACCATTACATGCTTCTATTAATAATGGTGTTGCATCATTTGGAAGTGCTGAATCTCCCGTTGAAGTTTATCAAGGAACCTCATTAAGTATTCAATTCTTAGCAGATAGTTCAATAGATGATCAAAGATTCTTATTACAGAATCCAAATATTGATATATCATCTATCAAAGTATTTGTTTCTGGTCCTGCAGATACAGGTATTGGTAGAGAATACAAAATGATTGATAATATTCTCAATCTTGATAAGAATTCTGAGGTTTTCTTTGTACAGGAAGTTCAAGATGAGAAATATGAATTATTATTTGGTGATGGATACTTTGGTAAAAAATTAGAAAATAATACTATCTTAACAGTAAGATATATTATTACTGATGGTGCTGGAAGTAATGGTGCTTCACAATTTGCTTTCCAAGGTTCATTTTCTAATAAAGATCCAAATTCAGAACCAAACATAAACACTATTATACCAACTGCTGGAATCACTATAAACACCGTTAATCCTGCGACAAACGGTTCTGAGGCAGAGAATGTTAGTTCTATTAAGTATTTCGCACCTAGACTATATTCTGCTCAATACAGGGCGGTTACACCAAGAGATTATGAGGCAATTATACAATCAATTTACCCCAGAACAGAGTCTGTTGCTGTTATTGGTGGGGAAGAATTGACTCCACCTCAATTCGGTAAGGTTCAGATTAGTATTAAACCAAAGAATGGTACTTATGTTTCTGATTTTGATAAACATCAGATTAAAAATAAATTAAAAAGTTATGCTATTGCAGGTATTAACTCTGAAATTATAGATCTTAAGATTTTATATGTTGAAATTGATTCCTCAATTTATTACGATAGTTCTAGAGTTTCAAATGATGTTGATTTACGTTCAAAAATCTTAGGTGGTCTTACAAAGTACTCACAAACTGTAGATATTAATAAGTTTGGTGGAAGATTTAAGTATAGTAAGATTTTGCAATTAATTGATAGAATTGATAGTGCTATTACATCAAACATTACCAAATTGAAAATTAGAAGAGATTTAAAAGTTCTTTTGAATCAATTTACACAATATGAACTGTGTTTTGGTAATAAGTTCCATATAAATCCTGAAGGATTTAATATTAAGAGTACTGGATTTACCTTAAGTGGATCAAATGATACCGTATTCATAACAGATGTTCCAAATAAAAAGGCAGATGGCACTTTAGATGGAAGTGGAAAGGGTGTTTTAAGTGTTATTACAAGAAATCAAAAAGAAGAATTGAAAGTTGTTGCTAAATCAGCAGGAACTGTTGATTATACTAAAGGTGAGGTTATTTTAAACACTCTAAATATTACCTCAACTGTAGCGGCAAATAATTTGGTTGAAATTCAAGCATTCCCAGACTCTAATGATGTAGTTGGATTGAAGGATTTATACCTCAGTTTTGACGTTTCTAATAGTAAGATAAATATGGTTAAGGATGTAATTGCTTCTGGTGAAGATGTATCAGGAGTTGTATTTACAAGAGATTATTACACTTCAAGTTACTCAAACGGAGACCTAGAGAGAAAATAAATGAGCATAGGTATTGATAAAAGAGTCCAGATCAACAAAATAGTTGAGAGTCAGTTACCTGAGTTTGTAAGGTCGGATTTTCCAACTACAATTGAATTTTTTAAACAATATTACCTTTCTCAGGAATTTCAAGGTGGTTCAACCGATCTAATTACCAATTTAGATCAATATTTAAAGGTTGATAACCTAGTTCCTGAAGTTGTTCATGGAACTACGACTCTTATTGCACCTATTACTAATTCAGATGGAATAATTAGTGTTGCATCAACTAAAGGTTTTCCTGACACTTATGGTCTTTTAAAGATTGGTAATGAAATAATCACTTATACTAGTAAAGGTGATTTTGAATTTTTTGGTTGTATACGTGGATTTAGTGGAGTAAGTGGGTTTGATGTTGGTATATCAACATCTTTAGATAATGTCAATAAAGAAGGTTTAGTATTTGAGTCTACAAAGGCAGAATCTCATGCTAATGGTGCAACAGTCACCAATTTAAGTGTATTATTCATACAAGAATTTTATAAAACTCTAAAGAAAACATTTTTACCTGGTTTAGAGGATAATGATTTTACAAAAGATCTTGATGTTGGTAACTTCATTAAAAATGCAAGAAGTTTCTATCAATCAAAAGGTATTGAAGAATCTATAAAAATTCTATTGAGAGTTTTATATGGTGAAGAATCTATAGTATTAGACTTAGAAGAGCGTTTACTTAAGCCTTCTAGTGCAGAATTTTTAAGAAGAGAAGTTATAATTGTTGATAAAATTAGTGGTGATCCTCAAAAATTAGTTGGTCAAACTATTTTTAAATCAAATGATTTGGGAACAAATGCTTCTGTATCTGAAGTTGAGATATTAACTAGAAATGAAAAGGTTTATTATAAGATTTCTTTATTTGTTGGATACTCTGATAGAGATTTAATTGAGGGAATATTCACTATTCCTGGTAGAACTAAAGTATTAGAACCAGTTTCAATTGGTTCTTCAGTTGTTTCTGTAGATTCTACTGTTGGATTTGCCCAAACTGGTTATGTTTTATGTGGAATTAACTCAATTACATATAGTTCAAAGACAGTTAATCAATTCTTTGGTTGCACTAATATAATAGAAAATATTGATATTGGTTCTGATCTTAGAGCAGATGAAACAATTTATGGATATGAAGATGGAGATTTAACTAAGAGGGTTGATTTAAGAATAACTGGTGTAATATCTGATTTTAAAACCGTTTCTGATATTTCTTTAGTATCTGAAGGAGAAAGAATATTTGTTAAAAATGTAGGTGAATCTATACCAAATCCAGTTTCAGATAAAACTTATAAGGAAATATTTGCTAATTCATGGATATACAATACCAGTAGCAGATATCAAGTACTTGATATTTCTGGTTCTACTATTTCTTTAGGTAGTTCAATTGATAAGTCTAGTTTGAAACTTGGAGATACTATTGAGATTTTATT